GTTAGTACTCTTAAATCCATTATTGTCTTATTTTATAAGTGTCCGTTGTAGTATATTCTGTAAAGTTGAAAGGCGTTCCGACTAATTCCATAATCCCTGATTCAATCTTATTTAATCCCGTAGGATTTAGGTTAGACGTACTTGCCTGTTCATATATTTCGTAATCATATTGACCATTTAAAGCAGTACTAAAATTAGTATTTGTAACGATACTAAATTCATTGTATCTGTCCTTATATTGGCTTATGTCTGTATTATTTAACCTAACAAATTTAACCTCTGTATTTGCGCTTCTATTAGTGAATACAAATAAGTAGTTAGGATTAGTCAATAATTGCTTTTCTGTTAAAGTTAAAATAATGTTTTGGGTTTGTCCCTTTGTTAGCCTGATCATATAACTATATAGCTAAAAAGCTAATTTGTTGCATATAGGGGACAAATAAGCCTAATATGTAAAGTTTTGCATTTACTTTATGCCATTTTTAGTAAAGTTTTTGCTTTACTATATAACACAAAAAAACCGCCGAACGAATTAACGAACGGCGGCAAACCTATAAACCTATGAAAAACAAACTTATGAACCAGGTGTTTCCAATGCAGAATAAACTGATTGATTTACGCTTGGTGCTAATGCAGGTTCTGAACCTGTGAATGTTAAAGTGAAACCACTTCTATCTCCTTGCGCCGTACCCGTTGAAGCTGCGTTTGCAGTCAAATCGATACCGCGTGTTTTTCCTAAATACCAATACAAGCCATTGCTATCTTTTACAACCGCAACTAAGCTATTTTGTGCTAACAAAAGTAACTCATTTCTTGTGTTAGTTTGTAGTTTGTTTAAAACTATTTGTAGTTCCTGACCATAGAAAACCGTTCCGTTTGCAACAGAAGCAGTTAGTGTTTGGTTGAACATTGAAGTATCTTTCACTAAAGCATACTTCCAAAAACGTTTACCAGAAGCCTTAGTCAAAGCAGTAATGACACCGCTCGCTTCAGTTGTTGTGGTTACGTTTGCAGCTTCAGTAAAGTACACTTCTACGATCCCGCCTAAACTATCGCGGCAATCTAAAGTATATCCTTGTGTTAATGCGCACGGCATAATGTTAAATTTTAAATTTTAAAAAAAGGGGGGATATTGCACCCCCCGAATAATTATGCTAAGATAAACTTAACGATCTCATCAGGGAACGCTACGTTTACACCCATTTTAAATTCAGATACAAATCTTACTTGATCTGCTTCTTTTGCGTAGAAGATTTCAAACTTTTCTTCTTCGTTCAATAAGTCTGTACCTAAGAACAAGTTAGATAAACGCATTGCATATACTTTGTTAGTTCCGTTTAATCCTTGTAAAGCAATAACTTTAATAGGAGTACCAGGCAATACAAATTCGCTATCAGCTTTCACATCAATTGAATAATGGAATTGATTAGCGTTCTTTAATGCAATAGTGTAAGTTCTAAATACGTCTTGACCACAGAAGATAGTCATATCATCAGCAGCTACAACTTGTGCAGGGATTGCTTGATATACACCATCAAAAATGCTGATAACATTTGAAGCAGTAATTGTGCTTAAAGGCGCACCACTAATAAAAGTAGAAGTGTTAGCAGCTACAACACCAGAAGCAGCCCCGATTAATTTAATAAGCCCGTCAAATCGAGAAAGGTTGCCATTGCCAGAAGCGGTATCGCCCTGCCATAAAGCAGTTTCTAATTGAGCAGCGATTGTTTTTGCTTTCTTATCTGCAAACTCTTGCTCGAAAGGAATAGAATCATACATTGATCCTGTTGGTAATGCCTTTTGTAAATACTTTGCTTCTAAGTCTTTAGGACAAAGAGATTCGTTTACTTTAATTTTTCCAACTGTTACCGTTCTCTGAGTAAAAGTTGTAGAACCAGATGCGTTAAATCCGCAAGTACCACCTGCTTGGAAGATTGCGTCTGTGTCCATAATGTTGATAGTTTCAGAAGATTTAACTCCTACCATCACGTTACCTGCGCTCTTAATTAAAGCTGCAGTCTTTGCTCCTAATACAGAATCAGTTACCAATAAGGCTTCGTTTTGCTCTGTATAAGCGGCTAATGTTGATACGTCAAATGCCATTGTTATTAATTTTTAGTGTTTAAAATTGCGTTTCTATATTTTTCTAATCTTTGTTCTTTAATGCCTTTTGTATTTACAAACTCATTAAAGCTATTTGGTTTTTGAATTGGATCTTCGCTTGGAGTATTTGAAAGTGCTTCGATTAATTCAGCTACTTGTGCAAATCCTTGCTTAACCTTTGATTCTAATTCCAAAACTTTTAAATCAGATGCGTTTTTAGCTTCGATTAATTCAGCAAATTTTGCTTCTAATTCTTCTGCCATTTTTTCCATCTTTTTATCTTCATAATCTTTGCCTGCTTCAACATCAACTTCTGGACTTGCTTCTACTACTTTAGTTTCGATTGCGGTAATTTTGCCGTTCTCATCTAAGGTAATTTCTGTTCCGTCCATTAATTCGTGATCTCCTGCGGGTGCGGGTTGTCCTTCAATAGTTACTAAACCGCCAATCTCTAAAGCTGAAATATCAACCTTAGTTCCGTCCATTAAAGAATATTCAGCCATCTCAACCTTAGTTTCTTCAACCTTAGTTTCTTCAGCTTTTACTTCCTCAACAGGCGCAACATTGTCCTCAAACAATGCCTTAATTTTTAAAATTGCTTCCTGTGCGTTCATACTTTTTTATTTATATAGTTAAAAAATGAAATGTTTATCACTTAACTTGTGATAATATTTTTTGGATCTCCTCTACCATTGATGAAATCTTATTGACTTCCTTAGGTTTATAGTTAAATAATCCCTCTACACTGAATCCTGCAATGTCTCCGCTTTTAACCTTAGCCCAAGCCTGCTCATTGTCTACTATCATAGATCCGAACCAACTACCAACGGGCGCATCCTCAAATCCTTTCATTGGCATAATACCACGCGAAGGATCGGAAATGAAACTCTCAAATAATGTAACACCCTCGAATTGATTATTAGAATCGTGCATTAAATTGACATTACTTTGGAAGCCTTTTTTAAAAAACTTTTGTACAATCTTAAGAATAGTTTCCGCGCTAAATGCAACATAATAATCGCCATAAGTAGAATCGCTGCGGAAAATAGGAGTATCAGCCAACATAATAGCACCACTAATAATACGGCGTTCTTCATTTGTTACTTCAAATTTTTGTGATCTATTAAATGCATTCCAATTCTTTTGTATTGCAGGTCTGTCTACTAATGCAATAAAATCAACCTGTGCGTCATCATTTATGTCTTCTGTTATATCCAACATAAATATTGGTAAATCTGTATTCATACCTCTAAATAGTTTTATTTTATATATTTATCATTTATTCAAATCTTGCTCTATTCTTGATCTCATCCTCTCTTGTTTGCGCATCCTCAATATCGCTTTGTATTACATATGCTCTAACAGATCCACCGCCTCCGCCTGTGTCAACACCACCACCGCCACCACCTAAAGACGGCGTTCCGCCACCACCCAAAGACGGCATTGCGCCACCCGTTGAAGGTACACCCGGCGAAGGAATGTCAACAAATCCGGGTTCAGAAGAACCGCCCGGAATTTCAGGCGCTTTAACCGCTAAAATCGCTTTTACATTCTTTAAACCTGCAACAATTGCAGCCGCCGCAGCAACGCCACCCAAAACCGGACCGACAATTGGAATACCGGCTAAAGACTTGAATGCCGCAGTTGCCGACATATATGTATCAATAGTCGTTGCAGCAATTGCAGCCGCCTTACCTGCAACCGTATGTTCACCAATTGCCTTTGCTGCGTTCTTTAATGTTGAACTAATCTTTTGTGCGTTTTCTGCACGTGCAGCCGCTTCTTTTTTGCTAATTTCAACCCTTGCGTCGCTTAATTCCTTTTCAGTTTTGGTATATGTTTCAGCATCAATTTTACCTTCTTTTAAAAGTTTTTTATTTAATGCCAATGCTTCGTCAACACCTTTTTTCCTTGCTTCGTATGAAAGGTTTTCATTATTAATAATAGAATCCAAACGTTCCTGTTCTTTGTCGTCAGCTTCTTTTACATATTTTGCGTCAATTTCAGCAACTTCAGCGCCATATTTTTCACGTAAAGCGGCAACCATTTTACCTTTTTGTTCTTCTGTGTAATCCGCGTTGTCAACTACCTTTTTTGTTTCAGCTTCCAAAGCTTCGTCTAATGCAGCAATTTCCTTTTCTTTGCCTTCTTTTAATTTAGCAACACGCGCTTCTGATAATGTCGCTTGTAAATCTTCTTCAAACTTTTTATCCTTTTCAGCGCGGTCAGCTTTTATTTGGTCGTCAATTGCTTTAACTTCTAATTGATAAGCTTCTTCAGTTGCCTTTTTTAATTCGTTCTTTGTTTTTGTGTCAACCTTTAAAGCGTCAATTTCAGCAACACGCTCTTTCATATTTATTTCAGCCTGTTTCTTTGCCTTGTCTTCTTCTGAAGTTATTTCAGCCAATGCCTTTTCGTTCTGAAGGTCAATAAGCATTTTGTCCGCAGTCTTTTTGTCTGCAATAGCTTGTTTATTATCGTCGTCACGTTTCTTTTTAGCATCTTCAGCCGCTTTTTTATTGTCGTCAGCAACCTTTTTATTATAATCCGCAGTCAAAACCAATTGTTCAGTCTTTAAACTTCTGAATTGTTTTGCTTCTTCTTCTGTTAAACTACCTTTAGTTTTTAAGCTTTCACGTAAAGTTGAAAGTTCATTTTCAATCCTTTCTTTACTTAAATTGTAAATTTCCTTTTCTGAACCGCCTTGCGCCTTTAATACTTTAATACGGTTTTCAATATCTTCGTTTGCCCTTGCATTTGCAACTGATAATTTGTTTAAATTACGTTCCGCCTCACTTGTAACCCCAATAAAGTCTGTAAATTGGGTTACTAAATCCCCAACACCTTTTGCCAAACTTCCCAAAGGACTGTTTTTAATCCAATTTGAAATTGCATCAAAATTATTTATTACTAAACCCAAAGCAACAACCAAAGCACCAATACCGGTTGCCACAATTGCGCCTTTTAAAACATTAAATCCTTTTGACGTACTGTCAACAGAAACGCCAAAAGCCTTTTGAACAGTTGCAGCCGTTTTAGTTGCTGCGTTGTTTAATTCCTGAAATACGGTTGTACTTTTAATAACCGCACCCAATTGTTTGAACGAATCCACACTTTCACCAACCGATTGTAAACCTTGCGACAATGCCATTGCTGCATTTACTTTAAGTAATGCAGCTTCTACATCTTTATTCTGTTTTCCAAATAAAGCCATCCCTCCCTGAAGCGCACTAAATCCACCTGCAACCCCTGCCAATGAAGAAGCAACCGCCTTAAACTTTGCGTCCGGGTTAAATGCGTCTGTTAACGCCTTTGCGTCACCAATACGGTCTTTTAAGTCAGCCGCACGTTTTGCAGCATTAACGGCTTCTTTAGAAGTCGCACCAAACTTATCAGCCATTAAACCAACTTGCGCTTGTGCTTCCCTTAATTGTGTTCTTAAACTCTTAACAGAATTATCAGTTTCTTCAAATGCTTTGTCTAATTTTTGTACGTCTGCGGTAGCCTGTGAGGCATCGGTCGTTACTTTTATACCAATTATTTCTTCTGCCATTAATTAGTGTTTATTACTTTTAATAAATTAACCTGTGTTGTTCTGTATGTAGTAGGATTGTATGAATCTATTTTATTTAATCTAAATAGAACTCCATTAATCCAAATATATTTGCTAAAATCTAAATTATAAATATCAAGAGCTGTTAAATAAACTCTACAAGTTAATAACTTTGATTCTATGTCTGTAATTTCTAAAATATACGGCTTATGATATGTATTAAATAAATTATTTGTAGGATAAACAGATACAGGAAATTCTAATTCTTTTGGCACTCCAAAGTTTAAGTCAATTGTTGGGTTTGTCGGATCATCTAAGTGTCCTGCATATCCATAAGTATTTAATGAAGCTAAATTACTACCTGCTCCATTGATTCCGCTTTTAATATGCCATTGATGCGCAATATTTAATTTTTTAGCCATTAAAATACGAATTACAGAATCCATTGGATCTTCCTGTGTATTATAATTAGATAGTTTATAAATAGCTGAAAAATATTTATCTGCGTGTCCGTGCGAAGTTGGTTGTGTTAAAATAGTTGGCGCAAAAATTATATTTGTTGATGCCGTATCTTTTATATAATCAAATTCAGAATCGTATAAAAAATCTCCGTAAGATTGAACGTATTTCTTTTTATAGTTTTCATTGTAATAGTCAACATCATCCGTATATCTATACGCATAATAACGCGCGTTTAATTGCGACATAGGCTTTATAGACATTGAGGAATCTATATCAATTTTTTGAGACCAATCTAAACTATTAGTAATAGAAGAAGAATAGAAATCAATATATGGTGCTATGTTTATTTGTTTCTCATTAATATTATCCTGAAACACATATAAATTAAACATCTTGCAAATTGATAAAAAGAAATCTTTTTGGAATATACCTTTTGGCAAGTTTGCATTTATAGACACAACTCCATTATAGGCTACGTCTTCAATCTGTGAAGTGATCTGTGCAAGGTTTATATTTGCACTTGTTATTGTTACTATATATGTATTAGCCGTTACAGGAACGCTAATTTCTAAACGAACCTCATTTGTATTTAATATATTTCCCGTGTAATTAATATTAAAACTAAAAGGATTATTAGCAGAAAAAGTATTTTGAGTAAATGATTGCACCGCTACGCCTCCAATATATAAAGTAGCCGTAATAGACGAAGCCGCATCTGTTTGATATGTCCCGTTTACGGAAGCAATCGTTCTAATTGTCTTAGTGCTATCAGTATAAGTAAATATACTCTTTCCCGCATTTTCCGTAAAATTAAGTAAAGTCGTAGTATCAAAAGGCAAGTTCGCATTTCTCGCGGTTGGGGTATTGCTATTGAGTAATATTTGTGAAATTGTTTTTGTACCTAATAAAAATCTGTCATTCGTACCTCGTATTCCCTGACTATTATTAGGTATTATTAAAGTCTTAAAAAATTCAGTATTAAAAAAGTCGCAATTTAAAGTATATGTTGTGCCTTCAAATATCTTTTCAATATATTCCTTAACATATAATGCAGGTCTAAAAGCTGAAACGCTAAAATCGTCCTTATTACTTGATACATTCCCGTAATCAATTAAAGGATAATAATATCCAGAACCATTGATTGTGTTCCAACTATTCTCTATTGAAGTTACGTTCCAAGTGTGATTATACTCGCTAAAATCTAAATCTTCTAATCTTCTATTTCCTAATTCTGTAATGAATCCACCTAATTCTCCAAATACCGCACATTGATATTCTATTAATCCATTATTTATTACTATTTCAAGGATTCTAATTACCCCTTTAAAGATCTGTATTTTATCAATATATACTTCGCATTTTGCCGCCTGAGATGGAGTAAAATTATTATTTACATTAGGCAAATCAATATTATGCTCATTTGATATATTTAATTCAAATGCAAATCCTAATATCTTATTATTCTTTGCAGTTGCGGGAATAGATATAGTTCTACTGAAAGAAGTATTACGGCTACCAAAATCCCTAACATCATCAATGGTATAAGTAAAGTCAGTTCCAATATCTTTTAGTAAATCAATTACATTATTTTCTATATATATTTCAGTTCTTATCATTATCTATATTGACTATTTAAGTATTTACCTACTTCTATTTCTAAATCAAAATTGAATAATCCGTCTGCTATTTGATACTTATATTGATAGTTTGTATTTCTAATTGTTACAGGAAAGAAAGCACCCTGTACTTCCATATAGACAATTGGAGAAGCCACTAATTGAGCAAGCCAAGCATAATCCTGATCATCAAGCCAATCAGCCGTTAGATTATAGTAATCAGAATGCTCAATAGCAAAATTATAAGTAGTTTCATTATACTTATTATAGCTATCTATATTCGTCATTCTACCATTTGATAATTGATAAGGATTGCGCCTGTATGAAGATCTTTGAAATTCAGATCTTCGCCTATTGACAAGCCTGAATGCCATTGTATCGTACCCCCCAAGTCTATTAAGGAAGTGTAAGTTATATTGCCTATACTTAGGGTTACATATTTGTCTAAATCGTAATACCCTTGTAACGGCTGCTCCAAGCGTAATATATATATTATATCCATAGGTCTGTTCTGTTATTATTGTAGATCCCGCCCAAGTATTAATTGCTGCCGCTTGAAAGTTAAATAAATTAAATTCGCCTGTCATTGTGATATTTCCACTAACCGCCGTTCCGAATGTCCCGTCCTCATTAGTAGGTTGTACCCAAAGTTTATATGATCCGCCTGTAATCTTTAAGAATGTAATAAAAAACTGATCCCCGTATTCGATAGTAATATTGCTATTATCTCGATCACTTAACCAATCATCTGTATAATTCTCTATCAATAAATTATCATAGTAATTAGATAGTACTAAAGGAATGTTTCCGTTTTCCGTAAATATATCCCCGAATAAAGGAGAATAGTAATTATAAGCTGAATAAGATCCGCTTGCTAAATTAGCTACAACCGCACCGCTAACTTCTTCGCCTATTCGAACTTGATAATCAACTTTGATCTTATTATTAGACGCAACTAATACACTACTTCCAGAAGGCTCAAAGTAATTAGTTACATACGCACGCACCATTGGGGATGCGTTAAAAACTCCATAGCTTCCTTCGCCACTTGGGGAAGGATATATTTTATTTCTACTAACTTGCGCGCCGTCTATGTAAACATCATAAACGAACTTAAAATTTGTCGTTCCTACATTCGTAGAAGATGCAACGAACCAAAGATCCTCGTGCATAGTTGGATATGTTGCGGGTACACTACTTATTGTTATAGCCATTATTTTCCATTTTATTTCCTATTTGTCTAATTTGTATTTGAACATCCCCACCGAAAGCCGTTGCCATTGCGGCATAAAAGTCTTTATTAAATACTGACTTTATAGCATTATCAAAAAATGAAGTAGTCTTTAAACCATCCCTTTTTATAGCTGCCGCCGTCATATAAGATATTTGCATTAGTGTCAAAGGCTTAGGCGCAACGTTCTTTAATCTTCTATTTTTTTTCTGCTCTGCGGTTAGGTTTTTTTTCTGCGTATCTGTTCGTGCCTTTGCTTTTCCTAATTTATACCATTCCATTATTGAACGCGCCATCTTCTCATTTGGGAACGGGCTTTTATATTTATACGGGGAATCTGATTTAACCTTTTTAGGTTTTGCGTTTATGCCTCCGTAACCTTTAACCCCTTTGTTTACAAACTTATAATATACTGAAGCAGGATTATCTTTTTTGTAACCCAAATACATTTCATAATCATTACCAAACTTATTAACTACGGGTAGGGCTAATTCTCCTATCTTTCCTGAAGCAATCGATCCACTCTTTTTTAAGTTCTTAGCAACGGCGTCATTAAACATCTTACCATAATACATAAACATTTGCTCTGCGACAGGATATTCTGAAGGATCTATCTTATCATAGGATTCTCCAATAGATTGTAAAAACCCGTCCCTAAATGCTTCTGCTTGTGCTTTTGCTTCACTCATACCTTTAAATAGGTAAAAGCCTTCTAAATACCGCACAAAAAACCCCCGCCATAGAAATAGCAGGGGGGTAGCTTATGTTAACCAAATCTATCTTATACGTTTTGCTTCTTCTCGATCATATGAATTTTTAGCTTTCATATACGCCATTGCATTCAGGAACTCGATTGTTTTCATTTCAAATACTTCTTTAACTCTAATATTTTCTTGGGCGGCAATAAGGTAACAGGTATAATGCCATCCGTAGATATTGATAAAAGATGCTGCATTATATCCGCTTGGCTGATTGTCATTCCCGCCTTCATCATCTCCGCTATCATATAATCCTTTGAAATTTCGATCCAATTTTTGTAGACTTGATAAAAAAAAACAAGGGAATGATATATGTCAACAAAGTTTGCCTCTTGCATATCTGCTGCGTATTCCTCGTGCTTGCTTGCATCATATTCCTGATCGATCCATTTGCCAAACCAATTGCGCTTCTGGGGAATTACCATTGAGGCGGCTATCTTATGTAAATTTGTTAATGTGTCTTTACTGAATACCTTGCTTTCTATATATCTCGCGGAAGGCATATTCTTAATATCGTAATTGATCCTGTAACGCTTTTTATTTACCTCTATATAATTTACAGGCTTACCTTCAATATTTTCATCTAAGAAATCTAATTCCTTTCTTAATTCATTTAACGCCGTTATTGAAAGGCTATCTATTTGATGCTCTGTTAATCCCGTTACTATGCAAAGCCTTTTTACTTCCGCGTCTAATTCAGTCCAATCCTTATCAGGGTTGGTAATTGTAGGCATCAATTGCTGATATTGCCAAAGGGTTAATTCATTCCATTTCATAGCACGAAGTTACAAAAAGTTCTTGAAAATCGTCTTCTGTTTCTAAAATTGTGTCAATCTTATTTAATACGTCTGCGCAAGTAAAAGGCTGCCCTGACTTGCATTGCTGATCTACCCAATCCCGAAGTTCAATTAATTCTTTCATAGTATGAATTTTTTTAATCCGTTAGCGCTTGACATTATTGCTTCCGCCCTTTGTGTAAGGCTATCAATCTGACTTTGTAACTCCGCCCGATCCTTTGTGCAATAATACCCGTTTGAAGTACCCATAACAGGAAGGATGCCTTCTGATCTAATAAAGTTAATTATCTTTCTTAGTCTTGGCTCGCTAAATATCTTAATCTGGTACCTGGCTTTATTTTCGTTTATTGCGCTTACTATTTCCGCGCCCTTGATAGGGTTTTCTTTTGTCCTTGTACTTAATCCGCGTATGATCAAAGGAACAAGTTTCTTTTCGTCCTGTGTCATCTCTTTCGTGATTTCCTCAAAGTTAGTTATCATAGTTTAGGTTTTACGATACGTCTGCCATTGCTAAATTAATCATTTTTAATTGAATCTTTAAATCTTTGTTCTCTTTTTCTTTTAACCCTAATTCCTTTTCAATCTTTGCAATCCTTTCTATAAGCAGTTCATTTTCCAGACGGATCATATATTCTTGCCCCATTA